TTTGTCGATTACTATCTTCAATTACATTATTCTTACAATTTTCTAAGAATACATTAAAATCTTCAAATGACTTGATTTTATCCATCAATTCAGGTTTAATTTCATAACCATTTATCATTGTTTTAGCATCAACATAATCGCCATAATAACGTGTTGATGTCTTATATGTACCTAAATCCATTGGAATTACATATTCTTTGTCCATGGATGATGCTTTATCAGATACAGTTAAATCATAATCATAAGATTTTTTCTTATTAGCTTCTTTCTTTAAACCTTCAAGAAAATCAGCGTATGCTTTATTTAAAGTTTCATTTGTCATTTTATCGTACTTATCCATTATCTAATCCTTGCCCATTCTGTTGCTAAACGTGTGATTTGCTTATGATATTGTTTATCTGCCCATCCAGGAATAATGCTTGCAAATTCTGAATAAGTACCACCAATATGTTTCCACCATGCGGCTAAACCAAAAATACAATTGTGTCTCTGACCTTCTGGTGTTGAGTCAATTTTCTTTTCAACGTATTCTTTAGCTTTAGTCAAATCACCTTGATTTTTCTTTCTAAATCTCTCGTATTCTTTTTCTAACTTTCTTAAGTATTCTTCTTGTTTAATATAACATTCATCATAAGCAATCTTATATCCTTCAATATCAAACAAATTAAAACATTTTCCCATATTGAAATAACAATAATAAGGACTATCTTTTGTTTTAACTGCTGGTACCTTAAAGAATTGTGATTTGACAAATGATGCTGGATCAACAAAATCAAATCTATCCATCAAGTAATGATATGGACTATAAACTCTTTCAGAGCATTTATAAAACATTCTATCGATAACATATTCTTTATCTAAGAACAATAATACTCTGAACTTTTGTTTTACGCCATCATAAGAATAACTTGTATGTAGAATAAACTTATATTCTCTAAATCTATTTTTGAATTCTTCTATTGTCATATTACTATCATCGTAATCTAACATTAGAATATCTGTTTTATCCATATTTTCATTACATCTTTTATCACCGATAACAGAGCAAAACTTCCATTGTGGAATATAGTTTTTATCTTCAACTAACAATGGATGTTCTATACTCTTTTTTAAACGAAGTAGAACGTCTTTATTGACTTCTACTTGTTTCATTTTATTATCAAATTGTGATTTAATAAGCTGGATAAATTTCATTGAATGATTTAATTATTTTATTTACTAAGAATTTAGGGTCTTCTTGCCAATTTAATGCAATACCTACTGCATTTTTGTGACCTCCACCACGTCCAACCCTATTTATAATTGGCAACAAATCAACATCATTTGAACGAATAGAAAGATTGTTCTTATTCAATATAATGAACCACTTATAACCATCCTTCTTTAGACGTTCAGTTATTTCATACTGATAATAATCTAAGATAAAGAAAACACCTTTATGTGGTAATGTAGTGATTTCAATGTTATTATAGATTTTATCAACAGCCTTCATAGATTCCTTCAAGAATAGAATTTCTTCTTCTGACAGCTTTGTATTTCCTTTAATGAAACGTCTGACAAACCATTTGAAATTCATTTCCCAGAAAATCTTATTGAACTCTGGTGACCTTACATCTTTCTTCTTATACATATCAAAATCGTCCACAATGTTCACCAGGTCTTCTAAATGACTTAGATCGCTCAACTTATTATATAAGTCAAAGACGAGCTTAGAAGCGCTATTCTGCGTATCTATGACGATGGTCTTTCCATTATGAAATTTCTTGGCACTTTCATGGTGATCAAGAACAATCATTGGAACTTTCAATGTGGTCAAATCTTTATAAGCAATTTCTGGATAGAAATCTGTACAAATAATTAGGTCATAATGTTCCTTGTTTATTTCTTCAGTAGCTTTTGCAAATAAAGTTTTTTCTGACTGATAAGTGATTGGCAATGCAGTCACTGATTTATAATAATTTTTTAAAATGATATGGCAGCAAGCACCATCCATATCGAAATGTGTTATATTTAATACTTTGAGATTTTTATCTGTTATATTCATGTGTCTAAATATAACAAAAAGAGGTTGCTTTTGCAACCCCTTTTCTGATTTTTCAATCAAATTTTCTTAAGTATTATCCCCTTGAAAGTCTTTCAAAGAAATCATCATTGTCAAGTTCTTCGGCTGTTTCTTCAGGTTCATCCTTTGGGTTAGATGCAAACATTTCTGAATCATCTGCCTCTACGGTTTCTGCCTTTGGAAAATCTGCCTTTACAACTTCGTCAACATTGATTGCTTGTGGAGCATTTTCATCTGGATCCTTTTCGCCAAATTCAGCAAACAAGAACTTGCCTGTCTTCTGCTTATAGCGCTTAACAATCTGAGCGTAAGTAGAACAATCTTCTTCCTTCTTTTCGATTTCGGATAGACGGAACTGCTTCTGTTCAAGTTCGTTAATTTCATCGTCTGTCAATTCCTGCAACTTACCATCCTTGAACATAGAAATTCTTGATGGTGCAGTCCAGTGAGACTTTTCATAATTAGGACCATTAGAAGTCTGATAACCTTCCCAAACAAAGTTTGCACCTGCTCTCCATTCCTTATTGATTACCTGATCATCCTTTGGACCATACCAAGAGAATGGGTTAATTCCTGGAGTGACGTCACCAGTTAGTTCATCCTTCTTGTCATTCATTGCTTCAGAAATGAACTTCATGATTGCACGCTTGAATTCAAACTTGAAGATCTGACCTTCAGTTTCAGGAGCATTTGGGTTTCTGATTACTAGAACGTTGGCATAATACTTTGGCTGCCATTTTGGTAATGCGTGTTTACGATATTCTTCAATTCCAGGCTTACCATACTTCTTGAATAGAAGATTGTTATAACGACAAATTGGGCACTGATGCTTTTCATCATCACCGAACTTACGCAAACAGTCACAACCGAACCATTCGCCGTTAGGCAACTGCATCATGTGTGTTCTGTTTTCAACGTAAGACATATCTTCATCAGGATGACCTGGTAAGAAACGCAATACAATATTGAACTTTCCGTCCTTCATTGTTGGCTTTAGAAGGCCTTCAATTTCATAAGACTTCTTTGTTGCTTGTTTATCCTTCTTTTGTGGGAAAGACTTTTGAACTGCGCTGAAAATTGAATCGAAACTTTTATTTACTGGCATAATTTTTTACCTCTTTAGATTTAATACGATTTTCGTTAGCCAAACGAATCTCATATATGCTGTGTCTTGAATCTTACTCTCATCAATTATGAATTTTTTAGCTTCATAACCGCGTATGTAAAACTCCGATGTGACTATTTTATCTCTTATTAATTTGTATATTTCATTTGTTTGATCTGGCGCAAGGCCAAATAAAGTATACTTGCTTGAAAATTGAAATAGTCCTTTGTTTTTATCTTCTACTAATTGTTTCAGATATTCGCTCTGAGCTATTATCTCTTTTCTTTTCTTAAATATAAAAAATTTTTGTCGATTGTCAACCTTGCCACATGATAAAAGAGTCGGAAATTTCTCTGTTATCATGTACTCATTGACAATAGAAATTGCAAAATCGTTGACTGTAAACTGTCCACTGTTTATGCTATTCACTAAATCTATAAACACATTAGCCGATTTATCTACATTAGGAGTATAATAGAAATCTTCTTCCAAAATATCTTTTACAGACTTTGTCGTAAGATCCTTATAAACCTTATTTGTAAATCTCTTAGCAGTCTTCAATCCACTCAAGACTTTATACAAGTGATATATTTGGTATTTGTTTATCATCCAAAAAACTCAAACATGCCTGTGTCAATTTTTCCAATTTTATATCTTTTCTTTAGTTCATTTGTTAATAGATAAAAATTCATTTCATCCAATAATTTCTTCACCTGGTTAGGTTCTAAATAATCGGTGACAAGAATAATCATGCTATCAACAATATTTATCTTGTTTTCTTTATTCAATGTATACAATACATTATTAAAATGGTTGAATGTATCAATATTCTTAGACATCTCTACAATGAACTTTGGTAATTTCGATACATCATCTACATCATCAAAATCCAATCCATTCTTTTTCATGTATTCGTAAAAATTCTTTTTGTTCGCATTTTCTTCCAAGACAGATATATCATATTCTGTTGAGTACTTGGGTAAATCATTGCTGTATTCTACTTGTTCTTCCATAATAAAACCTTATTCAAAATCATTTACCACATTACTCATTGCTTCATCTGCCTGTGATGCAATTATATCAGATGGAGAAGCTGATTGCTGACCATTACCTGTATTTTGTGGTTTATATCCTACTAAATCAAATAATCTCTGTTTTTCAACATCAACACCAATAGTGACTACATTTCCTCTCTTATTACCATATCTGGTCTTCAACAATTTTACTGTATACATATTTGCTTCCTTCATTTCTGGAGATTGCATAATACCGAAAATTGCATCTGCCTTCATAGTCTGACCAAATGAGTCTGCTGCATCATCCAATCCTAAATCAGCACTCTGATAACCACCACGGTTAGTCTGCATAGCACTTACAATAGGAATTCCCTTAATCATACCAATACTTCTTACCTGACCTGAAACAAGTTTCAAGATAGTGTTATCATTTGTATTGATAGATACCTTTCCATTAGGAATCATACAACCAATATAGTCAATAATCAATACTTCAGGAATAAAGTTTTTCTTTTCTTCTAGTTCTTTTAGAAGTGCCTTCAAACCGATTGCATTCAAAGTACCTTCTTCATATTCCTTAATAATTAATTTATTGTGACCACATTTTGCCAATGCTTTCTTATAGATTGAACCATAAGAATTTCTTGATAATGACTTCAATTGAGTCTGTGTGACATCATACAAATTCTGAGCAATACGTTGACCAATCTTCTTTTCACTATCTTCGAAGGTGACATACAAAACTGTGTGACCATTGATAATCAAATTCGTAGCAATTGAACATAGAGTTAAAGTCTTACCAACGTTAGTTGGAGCCATAATCATGTTCAAAGATTTTTCATGAAGTCCACCACCGATTAAGTCATCGATAGACTTTAAACCGGTTGAATAGACTTTTTCATTTGCAATAATATCTTCGAATAAAATTTGAGGGTCTTCGAAGAAAGAGAAACCAATATCAGTGTTGAATGAGAATGCTTGTGCTTCTGCTACTTCATCAGCGAAATTGTCTTCTTGATTTTCACCTCTACAATATTCATGCATTCTTTCAGAAACATTGTATATCAGCTTTCTTCTAACGAATTCCTCAATTTCTTCGATAATATATGGTGTTTCAACATTTTCATTAGGAATACTTAGAATATCCTTAAATGTTTTCAATGTTGAATCATTACTAATCATTCTTTCAATTTCAAGAGGATTAGGCATTTCAGAATACTTTGAATTATAGGAAATTATCTTACGAACAATATCCTTTGCATCAATATTGAAGCCAAACCATTCTTCTTTAAGGAAAGGTAAAACTTTTGTTTTTACCTTATCGTTAGTGATTAATGCCTTAATTATAACCTTTTCGAAATCGAATTCTTTCATTACTTAGCCTTCTTTTTACCTTTCTTTGTTGCCTTTTCAGCTGTTTCTTCAGTGACTGGCTTAATTGCTTCTTCTGAAGTAATACCAATATCTTCCAAAGTCACAGCTTCCTTTGAATCTTCAGGACGAGTATCTTCGACTTCTTCATACAAATCTTCTTCTGTTGGAAGATCCTGATCACCATTGATCATATCGACAATATCGTACTTAGCTGACAACATATCATCTGCTTCGTATGTATACTTTGTTTCAACATACTTGACAAAGTCAGGATTCTGGAAAATAGGAATCCAGAATATTGCTTCCAACTTTGGATCACAATACATATCTGCTTCACGCCATGTTCTCTTTGGTTCGTGTGTATCAATATCTATATCAGACTTATCTTCACCAGTTTTCTTATCAATGATTGCGAAATCACGAACATACTTACCTGGTGCTACCTTCTTCAATACACCACTTTCAATAGCGTCATCAAACAATCCATAGAATGGGTCCAAAGCACCGTCAGCACGAATTGCAAACTGAACTCTTCCACGTTCACGAGCACTACGTCCCTTCTTTACACCCATTGTGACCAACTTACCCATGTAAGAGTCATCTTCTGGGCTCTTCCATTGTGCTTCTGACAAAGCTAGACCAATACCATCAGACAAGAAGAACAAACGACGACCACCTGGAATACAGAACTTTTCACCATACATTTGTAGTGAATCATAAACGTGGTTAACACAGAATGTTGTATTACCATAAGCGTTAATGATATTTGCAAGTTCATTCTTAAATCCTGCAGTTCTACCCATATCTGCAGTATCTGAACCCTTTTCTGCCTTATCCATTAAACCTGTGAATACTAGTGGTCCCCAAGAGTCAAACAATACGAAGATGTTCTTACGTTCCTTTGACTTTGCACCTTCATTAATCATTGCGTAAATACGCTTAATATCACCAATGTTTACTGCCTGATAGACTGGAATTTTGGACATATCAATTCCAAGTGCCTTAGCGACAGCGAATGGGAATGCTCTTTCAGAGTCAACGACTACACAGTCCATTCCCGCCTTCTGAGCAGATTTTAAACAGTTCAAGCCAATCAATGACTTACCTTCTGCTGAAGGAGCACAAATGGTATTGATAGTTCCTTTCTTAATACCACCCATAATCTTTCCACTGAATACAAGGTTCATTACAACTACGTTAGTTGATAGGAATGATACTTCATCCAATTCTGTTGCAATTAAATCCTTCAATCCAGATTTTCCGATTTTGTTGATATTATCTTTAAAACTAAAATTAGCCATATTCTTTTTACCTCTTTATATCTTAAACATCATTGTTTAATAATACAAATATACAAAAATATGCACGGTCGTAAACAACCGTGCATATAAAAGTTTCTATATTTTTAGCACCATTCGTTGATAACTTCACCTTCTCCAGGGTATAAATCACGATATGGATTCTTCTTCACAGAAACGAAATCAGTGTCGACAGACTCATTAACTGATACAAATTCGTCTTCCTTCTTAGGAACTTCTGCTTTAATTTCCTTATTCTCAGTGACTAATTCTGGCTGAATAAGTTTTTCTGCAGCTTTGTTTTCATTTAATGTTTGGTCCTTATGCATGTTCTTCATGTGTAGACTCAAACCTGCCTTATTCTTACTTTCCTTTCCACAAATTGGACATTTTTCCATAGTTTCTCCTTATCCAAAAAAGTTAAACATTCCTGACTTTTCAATTCTGATAGAGTCCTTTTCACCAATCCATTTACTGATTTGGAACATCTTTTCAATAATTGGTACGAAGGATTTTCTAAACATCGTTTCATAGTCGACTTCAAGTATTTGTGCTAGTTCATCAGGCCAACTACCAATAAATGCAATAGCTTCAATGTTATAATCATTTGGCTTTACATACATGTAATTGAACTTGGTGTTATTATTTATTGGCACTAACTTCAATTTGTTCTTTGCAATCAAATAGTTATATGCCAAACTTACCTTAGCCTGGAAAATCATTCCTTTATCGAAAATCAATCCATGCTTTGTATACCATTCAATTGGTTTTGGAATATACTTCTTATAGTTCGTAATACTCTTCTTACTTGAAACTACATCAATACCTGCTGCCTTATACTGTTGGAACGTCTGTTCAACAATTTCCTGAGCATCACTATAACTCATACCTGCTGCAATATCGAATGCCAACTTTTCAGCGGCTACCTTACAGAAATCAGGCATATCTGAACGCTTAATAGGAACACCCATGATCTTGTGTTTTGGACCTTCAGGATGCTTACGCCAATGTTCTGGTAGCTTTTCCTTTTCTTCATCTGTCATAGATGCAAATCCTTCAACAGGCTTCAATGGATATAAATCACCTTCACTATCAATGATATTTCCAATATACAATTTCTTTGCAAAGCAGAACATGTTAGAGAAAATGTTTTCACGATTGAACTTGATTTTGTTTGTAGTCTTTGAAGTCTTTGCTCTATATTCTAGAACCTTGACAAAGAAATCAGTAAACATATCTTCTGCGTGTCTAAAGAATTCTCTTACTTCATCTTCAGTTTCAATCTTAATTCCTTCTTCTACCAATCTGTCATGCAATTCAGCAATACAGAAATAACATGAGTCAGTATCACAGTGAACTACACATGCTTCTCTATTTGTGAATGAGAACTTTTCTTGATTCTTTAGCTTGATGCCCCAATACTTTTCAACATCCTTGATTATTTCGTATGAGACGTAATAACTATCAAGATACTTCTTCAACCAATCTCTCAATGTGACACGTGCACATCTACAAATTGCTCTTGCACATTCAATATTATACAAGTGGAATGAGTCAGTCAAACATACACCATACAAAGAGTTAATGATGTTCTTCTTATTCAACTGAATATTGTGGTATCTCATCTTAGCATCATTATCACCTCTTGCTGCAGCTTCTGCCTTCAAACGCTTATATTCCTTACGTTCAGCGAATACCTTCTTTGCAATTGATGGAATGATTGCATCATCAGTTCTCAAGAAACCTACTTCAGCAACGTCAGTCAAAATTACCTTACCACTTTCTACATCTTCCTTCTTAGGATGCTTAACAACTACTTCTGGTGAAATGTTGAACTGCATAATATGGTGAGGATATGAAGACGTAATATCGAATGACATACACCAGTCATAACGTCCTGGATAGTCATAACAATAACCTGCCTTTACATGGAATTCTTCGAATGGATGAACATCTGGATTTGACAAACGTGCTTTTCTGAACTTTGCCATTTCACATTCGTTTTCATATTCAGTGTTCTGATAATATAATGAACCATCCTTTAGATGTGTTTCATAACACTTTTCTTCTCTCCACCAGTCTTCATGGTGTGTTTCTCTATCATTGAATACTCTACCTTCATTATGAAGATACTTCATGATATAACCTTCAGAAGTTGGTACCTTCATAAAAATCTTATCCAAATTAACCAAGGTATCATAAGCATATTCAATAATCAATGGGAAAATCTTCTTCTTACCTTCCAAATCTACTAGCAACCAAACGTCATCTCGGTTATAGTGTTTGAAACGCTTTTTCTTCTTCTTATAAGTTTCGTTGATTTTACCTTCATATTCCAACTTACCTTGTCCTAATTCCATATTGCAAACATAATTCAATGCAAATGAAGACATAGGTGGATGGTCAGCGAACATCTTATACAATTCCATGTAATCTAGAGAATATAGACCTGGAATTTCCCATGTTGAACCTAAGTCAACATCAGGTAGTTTTCTATCAAAGATTTTCTTTTCATTTGGCATCTTTGCCAATGGAGACAAAGCTCTTTCGAATTCAGTAGCAACATCCCACAATGCACGTAATCTATGACATCTATTGATAATATAAGGAATATCGTATGCTTCTGAGTTCCATCCTGAAATAATATCAAATTTTTGTTTATTGAACCATTGCAAGAATTTCTTCATCATTATTAATTCGTTTTCATAAACAAATTCAACGAATGGTCTTGTTTCTGGATCATCATCAGCATTAGGTTCATTTTCAAGTGTAGTAAATGTATACATCTTCTTGTCTTTTGTAGAATAACAAGAAATACAGTTGATTGGCCATAATGCTTTATCAGAAGCAGGGAAATCATATTCAACATAACATGAGTCCTTATACTTCTTCCAGGCGCTCTCACGTTCATCCCAGACTTCAAAATTATCGGTAGGATAGTTTACATCGAAGTCATATAACTTAATATCAGAGATGCTCTTGGTCGTCTTATTTCTGATTTTGATAATGTGGTCATCATAGAATTGTGATCCTGATGCCACTTCAATATCGAATAGACATATATTCCATTTTGTAATATCTGGCTTTAATTCTACTTTGTCATAACGATCATGCATGAATTTGACTTCAGGTTTGAAATCACTTTCAGCAACAATAATGCCAGAATTCTTTAAATTTTGGATGACTGATTTGTCAGAATAAAATAATTTCTTCATGTAATTTCCATGAATATCCTTAAAATCTGTTGGTTCATTTGACTGAATATAACAGTATTGTTCATAAGGATATTTGTGGAATTGATTGTCATCCTGTTCTTTCAAATAGATAATTTTCTTAAAATTATCATATACACATTGTTTATATCCAAACATTTTATTTTTCCTTCAACTCGCTGTATTATACGGATTTTATGTTCATAAAAAAATATCATGCCTTATTCAGGCATGATAAAATATAATAAAAAATTTTAATTAAGCATTCAACTTCTTAATAAAAATTTCTAGATTTTGCAAAGCTTCTAGATAACCTGCTTTCTTACCTGCGAGTTCTCCTGCTTCATATCCTTTCTTGAATGCAGCCTTTTCTGCTTCTTCCTTTGGTTCCTTTACCTGTGGTACTGCGCATGCGGATAGTTCCTTACGAGCACGGTTAGGGAATGACTTAATAGCACGTAGCTGATTAACCAAAACGTCTTCTGCTTCTACTGCACCAGTCTGATCGATAGTTGACATTGTTTGCATATTATTTACCTCGTATTCACTTAGTTGTTATTTAGTTTTACCATTTTGTTAACATGATATGTTGAACTCTATTATCTTCTTCATTCTTTCTGATATTTTCTGGTATCATGTGCTGATATTCCATAGGTATCATCGATAAATCAGGTAATTGTTCAAATTCTTTCCATTTATTTACACTTCCAAAAATCAAATCATATAATTCAGGATTGTTTTCCTGTAAATCATACCAATCAACTTCTTTCGGATGTAATCTATGATATTCTCTCATACTTTATTTATATCTTTCGTGAATTATCATAACGATAATAGATAATTCCTCTTGATAAATCGTATGTTTCTACACCAATTTGTACTCTGTCATCTGGCAATACTCTAATCAAATGACGTCTCATATTACCAGAAACTGTACATAAAACAATATTGTTATTGTCTAGCATAACTCTGAACATTGCATTTGGCAATGCCTCTAAGACAGTGCCATCTACAAGGACCTTATTCTTTGGTAATTTCTCTTTTAAGTTATTCTGCTGTTTCTTCTTCATTTTCACCAATAACTTCTAGAGGTTCGTCAGGAATATCTTCGGGTTGCTGAATTTCTGCAGCTTCTGCGGCTGCTTCTGCTTCTGCAACTTTCTGCTGTTCAGCTTCCATTTCATTACCATAAGCATTCAATAACTGTTCAGTTTTCTTCTGTGCTTCGGTCTTATATTCCTTTGTTTCCTTACCAAGAATTGCACCTAAATCATTAATATCCAAATCATTTAATGACTTACGTGGATCTACCAAAACTTCTTCAGGTTCAACATCTTCTGTTGCTTCATTTGTCTGTGTCTGAATTGGCTTTCTTACTACACGTCTCTTACGTTTCTTGACAACTGGCTTTTCTGGTTGTGGTGCTGGAACTGGACGTTCGATTACAACTGGTTCTGGATTCATAATTTCGTCAATTACATCTTCCAAAGCTTCGTCTAATCTTTCCAATCCAATCATACCATAACGATAGAAAATATCTTCCATCTTCACCTTCATATCTTCAATCAAAGAATATGCTTCTGTCAACTGACGTGGCATCTTTGGTTTAGGAGGTTCAACAGGCTTTGGTGGAGCTTGTCTTACTGCTGGATGACGATATGTTTCATCATCTTCATACAAAGGATATTTCTTTTGTATTGGACGTGGACGTGGTTTCACAGGAGGCAAATCATATTCCTGTGCAGTATGGATAGAAGGCTGTTTTGTTTCAGTCTTCTTTCCATGAATAAAGTCATAAAAGTCTTGATGATCTTTTGAATTTATATTGCTCATAGTTAACCTTTTTATCATAGTCTATTTATATCAATTTGGTTTGCACCTTGTCAATTAGACCGATTTTCTTGGCTTCATTTGCTGACATATAATTATCATATTCAATCATTTTCTTAAGTTCTTCAAGATTTTTTCCTGTCTGCTTCTTGAAAATCTTATTCATAGCATCTGTCCAGTTCTGAACTTCTCTATGGACAATTTCAATATCTTTTAGCTTACCACCAAACAAATCAATTCCTGCCTGATGGACCATGATACGTGATGATGGGAATGCATATCTACAACCCTTTGTACCACTTGCCAAAATTACTGACGCCATTGATGAACATGATCCACAACAAACTGTGTTGACTTGCACACCAAATTTTTTGATTTCTTCAATTGCATCTACGACTGCAAAACCTGCTTCACATCCGCCACCTGGTGATGACAAATAAATTGTGATAGGGTCTTTACAATCTGTTTGTGTTCTATAGAAAGACAATCTCTGAATAATACGAATAGCAATTTCCCAATCAATGGTACCTACTACCCACATTGTTCTTTTGATTTCAAAGTAATTTTGTCTTACTTGTTCAAAATAATTACCCATGCTACCCAAATCTACAGTCTGACCACCTTCATCTTGTGCTGGTGCCTGTTCTGTTTCTTGAGTTGGTACTTCTACTTCAGATTCTTCTTCTAATGACATCTATATATCCCATATTCTCTTTATTAATTTGTTTACGCTTAATACCGCTTCCATCAATTTCATTATCAAATTGGAAATGGATTTTATCAGCCATAATCAATGGTGATCCATACTGAATAACAGCTTCAATATTACAATACTTCACTACATGATATTTCTTAATTACACGATTAAATCTACATTCAATAGTATCTTCAGTTCTATTCAATACTGTATATGAATTATTGTTCTTATCATGATATGTTTTATTTACTTCAAACTTAATCATTACATCTTCTCTTTGTTTAAGATTTTATTGATTGAATCATAGACCTTTTCTCTCTTTTCAAAAAGTTCTCTGATTTCTTCTTCGTTCAAGTCACTAAAATTCTTGATAAACATTCTTGCATAGTCATTAAAATTCATGTATACGTCTTCAATGACTGATGCAAAAACCATTTTTGCTGCATTATGTGTTGTCACTTGCTTGTTGTTTACTTCTATAATCATTTACAAATTCCCTAAGTTTTTCACTAAAATTTTCTTTGTCTGTAAAATTATGTGGTAATAACAACAATACCTTTTCAGTCCAATCTTCCAATGAAGTAGTTTCTTGTAGATTCATTTCCAAATTCATTGCTGTTCGACCTAATTCCAATACAGCTTGCATCTTATTAGGGTCATTTAAAATTTCCAGCATTGTTTGTTTTTCATCTAACTTTGAAACATTGATTTTATCGAAGTTTGGTGATTTCCAATTATGCTTCTTCTTCGCCATTATTTCTTGCCTTCATTCTTTCGTTTGCGGCTTTTGCGGCTTTATTCAATAAATCACGCTGTTTTTCTAAGTATTCCTTATACTTATTTTCGCCTGCTTCTTGATCTTTATTCATCATTTCTTCGAATGCATCTAATTGACTAAACATTTCTTTCAAATTAGACATTTGCTGTTCGTCATGATTACAAATTCTTGCAGCAGTCTTCATATCTTCGACTTGTTCTAATACCTTACCAAATTGACCAAATGCAGTTTCACCGAAATTCTTCTTATAGAATTCATCTTCCTGCACCATGTTTTCTGGGTTATTGATATTAGCTTCTTTCATGGATTGATATTCATTCAAGATAGCATTTAATACATTCTGATATACTCCATCACTTACTGGATGACAATACTTCATTGCTTTCTTGTTGTGAATATTCTTTGGAAATACGACATAAAACTTTTCATTTTTCTTATAAAGTTTTAGGCCTGTTATGATAAATGCATTATCAATAGTAAATTGACAAATTGCTAAACAGTCAAATTTTCCATTCTTTAATGGCATTACAGATACGTTAGTTATTTCCATATAAGTTCTCCTTTTAGTAATATAATAAATTTAGTTATTTTTGTAAATAGTTATTTACGAAAAATCAGTCTACAATTTCTATGCCTTCCAATGTTTGGGCATACAAATATAGATTCTTTAAATCATAATCAAATAATTCCTTATCGATTATGCCTTCATTATTTATGATTGACAAAATATGCTTGAACATTCTCTGAACTTCTGGACGTTCCTCAAAGTCAATGAATTTCTGCATATATTCTTTTACTAATGTTGGAACATGGAATGGGAATTCTGGAATTAAAGTCCAATTTTTTTGATCTAAGAAATTATATGTAAAATCTTCAAGATACCAACATGCCTTTTCCAAATCTTCCTTTGGCTTCTTCTTAAACATGTATCTTGACATATACTTCCATGCATTTCCTAAATCACATCCAAGATAACGTGTGACTTCGATAGTCTGAATACCACACTTGTTTTTGTTATACTGTTTTGGTTTATTCACTGGGTCGAATTGTTCACTCATAGAGTAGTTTCCTTCTTATTTAGTGTTTCTAGAATCTTATGTTCTAAGTCTTTCTTTAGTTGTATTTGTTTTTGAATTTTATCATTCTTTCTTGCTTCCTCTTCCTTTTCTCTACGAATTCTTAGAGCTTCAGCAATTCTGAATGGTAAAAATACGCATAAAAAATATCCAAATGCTATACCAACAATTGGACCGATTGTTTTCAATACGGTAAATAGAAGTTTCTGTGCTGCAACTCCATAAACTCCAAAACCGATTAAAACAAGAGAAAAGACAATTGCGGCTGCAATGCCAGCAATTATCTTTTTATTTTTAAAAATTTTAAGCCATGAAAAAACTTTCATTAGATACCTTCAGTATCATCTAGGACCATTGTGCATTCTACACCAGGTACCCAGTAATAAGTCTGCTTTTCACCATCTTTAACAATTTCATATTCTTCCATTACACCTTGGTTAATCAATGTTCTGTCACCAACTTTAATTTGTAATGGAATTAGCTCATCCTTTGGCATAAAGTATGCACCCTTACCGACTGCAACTACTTCACAATAACAATATCCCATATTACCAAATGATGGAATGAAAATGCTTCCTGCTACTTTGTCGTTAATTTTCTTAACTAAAACGTTTGCGCCCTGTACTCTCATTAGACTGATTCTCCATCTTCTAGAATTATACGACAATCCTGTGCAGCAACTAGATATTCATCTTCAGCAGGCTTTTCACCATTATAACGCAAATTGATTTTTGCTAATACAGAGTTGTTAATCAATACACGATCACCAACTTTTACTTCAGGTTCAACATATTTTCCGGTATATGGATTATAGCGACCTGGTCCCACATGTAGGACTTCACAAAGTGAGTTTCCAATCTTTTGTCCAATGTCTGCAACGAAAATACCGCCTGCAGTCTTATTTGAACATTTCTTCACAATAATTTTATCATCAGTTAGTTTCATTTTTTCTCCTAATAAAAAGAAGACAATAGTTTTTCTATTGTCTTCGAAAATAAAGTTAAAACCTCTAGTACAAACTTAATAAACTTTATTTAACTCAAATCAACAATAGAGGTACAAGCTTAACTTATTTATAACTAATCTAATTCATCGACCTTTCCGTCCTTAGTCCAAATTGGCTTCCAACCGGCCTTACGAACGAAAACATCAATCTTTTCAACATACTTCTTATTCTTGTATGTTTCCATCAATTCATCGGTATAGACGATATGCTGAAATGGTTCTCCAAATGGCTTACCGTTTTCATCACAATGATAACTAGTTATGCGATAAACGTTCATTCTTCACTCCTTGTTATATGTTCAACGTTTACAAGTACAAATATAATAAAACAGAGAGGCTTGTAAACCCCTCTGTGATATAAAAGATTCTAATTTTTTAACATGCTGCAGCCAAACGTTTCCAGTGTTCAAGACCTGCGTGACGTAGTTGATAAATCTTGATGTAAGTACGGAAATTCAATTCTTTTTCCATACCACCCAAAATTTGTTTGTATTCATCAGAAACCATGAAATCAAAGACTTCTTTCTTAATAGCTTCGTCTGTAATATCCTTATCTTCTCCATTCTTTGCAAGAGCCTTATAAATCTTAATACTTGGCAAACATGTCTTAATTCTATTGATTACATCTTCTGCTTTCAAATTAATATCGATTGTCAAACATCTTGTTGGTAATGCTCTATCTTTCTTATAAATGTCATCATAAGTCAAGTTTGAAATGAAGATTACTGCACCATCGAATTCGAAATAACTTGGAATAGGATTCTTGACACCTGCTGCAACTGCTGTTGCCAATTCAGTTTCAATTTCTTTTCTTGTCATTCCAAATGTATCAACTGTGTTTGCGTTATCCCATGAAACTTCTCTGTTTTCACCAGAATCCAAAACACCCTTCAAAATGTTAATACCATCCTTACTATCGAATACTGAGTCACAGTCATCGAATACACAAATCTGATTATAGTGTGTATATAAGAACTTATACATCTTAATAGGAGTACACTTACCTTTCATGATAACGTAATCTTCACCCTTTGTACCATACTTAGCCAAAACCTGATTTACGTTATATGACTTACCAATACCACCTTGACCAGTAATCAATAATGCTGGAGAATAACCTGTTGCAACCATCTGTGTATATTCATTCAAGTTTTCGAATACAACATCTGGATCAGAATACTTTGTCTTTGACAATGTTTCATTTGCTTTCTTTGCACATTCTGGTGGTGCAACTTTTTCAGGCTTACCTGGTTCAACTACAACCTTCTTACCACCTTTCTTCTTAGGTTCCAAAGGTAATTCTGGTTCAGATTCTGTTCCTAAAATCTGGTCGACCTTTGCTTGAATTTGTTTCTTATTATAAGTATTACCATTCTGTTTCAATACAGACTGAATTTGGTCAACTGTCCAATCTGCAGCAACATCTTTAATAAAATCTGCTGGAGATGGCCATTCATTACCTTCATACTTAATTGCTTTTTCTACAATAAAAGATTCATACATTTCATCAGATGTTTCTGATTCTGTTGTGATTGCTCTAATAATTTCTGGCAATAACTGAACGAATGATGCATCATTTGGACCAATATCTGCAGTCTTAATTTCTTTTGAAGGTTGATTTGCACTTCCTGCATAATCTTCCCAATAGTTAATAGAATAGAATTTCTTTCCATCCCAGTTAACTCTCAATGCATCATTATTATCTGATACATACAAAATACCAAAGAATACACCATCTGCATTCTTATATGTTTCACCTGTAATTTCCTTAAAATCTGAACCAATCTTTCTACCAATGAATTGTGCTACTTTTCTTGATGCACTTGCAAGATTTGATTCTCCGACTGATGCTTCATTAATAAAATCTGTAAATCTCATCTTATTCTCCTAAATAGTTAATATCTTTATTCTATTTATAAAAGAAAAGAGAGTTATAAAACTCTCTTTAAGTTATTTAGATGTGTCTTTAAAAATCGGTGAACATTCTCCCTTTCGTGGATTGTTATCCTTATAAATCATAAAGATTCCAAATCCAAGGAGTGATAGAAAAAATGCAACGTATGCCATAATTGGAGAAATTGCTGCAATTATACTGAATGCAAGAACTAGTCCAAAAGTCCATTTAAGATAAGTCTTTAACATAATTCCTCCTAAATATGATTTTCTTCTACATACTGTTGTAATAGTTTTTCTGAACGTTCATAAACGTGTAAACTATCAATATGATAATGAATTAAACCTGGCTGTAAATCAGGATATGTATGACGTAATTCTTCATACAACATCTGATATACAAATGAAGACCATGCAAAATCAAATGGAGCACCAGTAATTGCATCACATGATCTCTGAGAATGAATCATCTCTAATCTATTATTTCTAATAAAGAAATGAGAATAATTTGTACAGATAAAGTCATGCTTTCCATTTTCAGTTGCGTCATGATGAATTGATGGACGTGTATAAATCAACATTGCTTCTCTAGAATTTGGATCAGCTTGGAGCTTCTTCAAACAGTTTTCATATTGATTACCATTTGCTTCTGAGAATACACACCATCCATAATTAGAGTTGATTTCTTGCTTATCATCCTTTGATGCACAGAACTGCCAAATCTTAATATCATCCATCCAACCCTTGATAGACAAATCTTGAGACATATACCATTCATGTTCTTTTTCAAGATAATTCATTGGCATATCACGGAAAATATGTAGATATGGCTGAAATGGAGATAGTCTCAAATCAACGTCAATCATTTCCCAGGTATTACCAACCTTAATACCTCTCTTATATAGTTTTGCAATTGGGTCACAAACCTGAATTTTGATAATATCATTATTGTCAAAAATCTGTGGCTTAATATTGAAGTCTTCTTTTAGTTTAAAATCCTTAATCATTTTTCGTCATCCTTATACATGTTAAATAATTCCATAAAACCATCATACAATTCTTTCTTATCGACCTTTGTTTCCAATTGGTCAATATATCCTTTGAATAATGATAACAAATTAAAATCACCGCTTTCAATCTTAATATCACCATAAGAAACATCCTTTGGCATGATATTTAGATTGATTGGATACGCTGGAACTTTCTTTTCAAGATCTACTAACAAATTATAAATTTTCTTTGTTTCAGTAGACAAATCATAAGGAACATCAATATCAATAACATTTCCAGTAATCACATCTTTATTGATTTCTGGATAAATGAACTTAATGAAGCGAATTGATTTTACATTTTCTACGAATTCAACTTCATCAGTCTTCATATCAATGATTGTAATACCTCTAGGTTCATATCTATCAATACGAGTTAACTGATATGGACTACCAATATAATTGATTGAAGTTCCATCTAGATATTCTTTTGTATAACGTTTATGATAGTGACCTGAATAAGTATGCTTGATTTTGGCTGTAAACTTTGATGCAGGAACACCAGCATCACTTAATCTTCCACCACCCATATCAAATCCAATAATATCAGCATGACAGAAACAATAATCGAAGTCTTCTGCTACAATCTCATCAAATTGATTATAGTCAGTCATCCAAGGAAGCATTAAACATTTCTTACCATCAATGATAAGTTTCTTTGGATTTTCATATACATGACAATTAGGAAGCAAATCAATCATCTTTAATGAGTTTACTTCAGTAGTAGTTGTATGATAAATGTCATGATTACCTACAATAATCTGACAAGTGAAATCCTTTAATGTTTCCTTGAATAACTTTAATACGATATTATCAGTTTGAACATTAACAGATTGACGTGTATCAAACACATCACCTAATACAAATAAATTCTTTATATTTCTACTTTTTAATTCAGGGACTAATTGGTCTTCAAAAAATCTCAATTGACTTTGTAAGAACGTTTTGTCACTCTTCTTAATACCAAAGTGTGCGTCCCCTATCACCGCAATTTTCATTAAACCTCACATTCTAAATAACTTAACTTTTTAAGAAAATCCTCAAATGTTATTTCCTGATAATCAGAAAAACAACGAATATAAGTCTTTTCATTTTCTACGGTTAAATAATAAGTTAAATTATTAGTTTTGTAAACATACTTCAGTATGTTTTTCCCAACAAAATCATCTGATTTGTTAAATCTAGACTTATGAATTTTCTTTATATCAGAATTCTTTAAGAGTCTCCACTTTTTCTCGTTTTCCATATTCATTCCATACCTTCTCAAATTCTTCAAAGGTAATTGGCTTTTCTCCTAGATATGGAGAAATATAGAATCCTATTGTATCACCTTGACCTTGTTTGAATTTGAACTGTAAATTTGTCTGTGGGTGAAAATAGATTTGTGTTTCATAATCAAACAAATCAAAAGGCTTTCTGGTAAAGCCTGCTGATTCTGTATAATATGTTGCGTTCTTAAAATCTATTTTGTACCAACGTTCTTTATAGATCTCTGCCATTATTTTACCTC